ATACTTAGAGATATTCGTTTGCCTTTAGGATATGCACAATGATACTGTCTTGAGGGGATATATAATGCATCTCCCGGTTCTAATTCTACGTCAATATCTACTTCCATGTCTTTATCTTGTAACTTACCATTCATTAATCCTGTTCTATGCATGTAAGAAATTTTATTTTTATACACTTTCCATCTAGTTTTTCCTTCTGCTTGAATAATAAAATTACAAGGATAATCATCATGTATTGTAAAAGACTTAGAATCTTTTAGCCCACAATACACATGTATTGCAGCATGTATACTAAACATATTTTCAAATACGTTTAAAAAATCCATTGTTTTTTGATTATGAAATCCGTAATCTAAACAGATTAATCCGTAACCAGCATTTACTTTATCAAATATAAAACCTTTATCTTGCACACCTCTATCATAAATCCAATTTTTTCTACTAACAGGTATTTCAATTTTACTGCTATCTGGACTTATAAGTTCAAAGTTATAACGTTCTGTTTTATTTGTGTGCTGTTCAATATCTTGCCAAGTAACCAATTCGCTAGGATTGTCAAGCAACTTCTTAAAGAAGTGTGGCTTATCTTCAAACGCTAAGTTTGTTTCGCTAAGTATTCTTCTGCTGAAGTCGTTCATCATCTGTCCTTATTAATTTAACATTAAAAGATACACTTACTCTATCTTCTTCTGTTGTATTTCTTTCAACACCATGCGGTAACCAACCCGGAAACAATATTAATTTACTTGATACTGGTTCATAAGCAATTGCTGCTGCACTAATAGGTGTATAGTTTTTCATTGGTGCTGCTGATGCAATAATAAAATCTTGCATATGATTTTTGTAAACATTTAAATTACCCTGTCCTGGCTTTGCACTTACATAGTACACACCAGATATAAAACTATTATCGTGTATATGTACTGAATTAGTATTACCTTGCCTGTTAATATTAAACCAAAAGTTTTCCATTATAGGATAACAATATTCTTCGTAATAACCGTAATCTCTAATACACTGATTTACTTGTTGCATAATTGCATCGTGTAATGGTTTCATTGAATCGTATGCATCAGGCCTAAAATCTTTTGATTGCCAGCCTCCTTGATTACTTAGTACTCTTCCATTGTCATCTTCTTTGTGCAGTTGATAACAAAGTTTTAGCATGTCTGTATTGTCTAGTTCTGTTTGCTCCCACCAAACTGGAGTAGGAAAGAACATATCCATATTCATCATAACCTTAACTCCAAGTCGCCCATTCTAACTTCAGGAGGAAAATCATCTGAAAATGCAAATGTATGACTCCATCTAAAATCTACGTTAGATGAAATAACTGCTGCATGACTAATATCTGCTCTATACATTGTCATTTTGCCTTCTACTGATGGCGCTGATCCCATATACTTAAATCCCCATTGTGCTAATTCTTCGTCTGACATATTGAACCAAGCATCTGCTCTTTGTGGTTTATCTGCAATTTGTGACCAACGCTCATACATAGGATGATCTTTATCTGTTTGAAAATCGTATAGACTATCTTTTACAGTTCCTTCGTACTTGTAAAGTTTTGTACAAGAATCTACTAAGTCGTGTCCTGTAAACCATAAATTACCTACTAAACCTTTAGGATAATCAACATGCGGAATTCGCCAGCAACTAATAGGTTTAGCTCTTTCTTTATAATATACATTACCCCATTCATGTATTTGCGGATCAAACATATTGCTTTCTACATTTTTTAAATAAAAATCACGCAATAAGAAACATATATTTTTATATGTCCAGTCTGGTAAATGTATTGTATCAAATGGATTAGGATCTAAATTACCTTCTGCATTGTTATCTTTTACAATAGGAAAAGACTTTACTAAGCCTTTAAAAAAATTAAAGCCGTCATCATAAAAAGGATTATCAGCAATCCAATATCCAATACCTTCACCTAAGTCAAAGTACTCGGCTTTAAAGTCCTCTAAGGACTTTACCTTTATAACACTATCGATAGTGTTTGCATCTGGATAACAAATTTTAAAGTCCATTATTTAATATTAATAGTCATTACAATTCTTTCTTGGTCTGTTTTGTTTTCTGTAACAAAGTGTTTTAACCAACTAGGAAAAATAATAACATCTCCTGTTTTACATTGCACTTCTTGCAATGTTTGTGTTTCGTTTACTATAGGAAAGTTTGTGAAGTGATATTCTAAAGGATTTCTAAAAACAATATTGCCGCTATCGGGTGGGCATTTGATATAGCAACTTGCTACAAACGTACTATAGTTGTGACAATGCTCTTCAGTATATCCTGTCTTGTAATGTCTATTAAACCAAGAACCGATAACCGATGACTGTCTTTCGTAAAAATTTAATTCTTCTTTTATTCCTGTTAACTTAGTGCCTAGCCAATGGTGAAATTCAGCAAGTTCTTCCCAAGTGTGGGGCTGCTGTCTTTCAGGCAAAGTTACAGTAGATAGGGCGGCGCCTTTTTCTAAACTAGAATTTCTCTCAACTGAATCAAAAACTTCTTCTATTGATTGTTCTATTTCGTCATATGGAAAGTTATAACTGTATTTCCAAATTGTAGGCGGAAAGAGGTGTATGCCTCCCTCATTAGTCGGACTTACCATGTTCTTCCTCATAGGTTTCAATCGCTAAATCTAAACCCATAAGTGTGCCTTCCATCTTTAGAACATCAGTTGAAAGTTCTTGTCTCTTTGCAAAGTCAATAGAAGTAATACCATACGGATTTAATTTTAAATCAGCAAATTCTTCTTCTAATTTGGCAAGTTCTTCGTTGCTTTTAGTCATGTCAGCTTGAAGTTGAGCTTTTACAGCTTCCAACTTAGTGACAACATTTCTATTTTTTTCTGTCATTGTAATCATCCTTTGTGTTTATACTTAGTTAAGACTGCCTTTGCCCTTTTTAATCTTGATGCTAAAGTGTCTTTATCTAGCAACGAGCAGTTTGCAGCATAATTATATGCTTTTTCTCTCTGTATGTCAACTTCAGTTGGGTGTGATGCAACTGAATAATCGTACGCACTATAATTCAGTTCACTTCTTTTAATAGGAATGTACTGAGCTAATGGTGTTCCTGCTCTAATTAATGTTTCTCCTTCTAAAACATTCCAGAACAGTTGTAAGTTTATTACGTGTGATTGCATTGGATCTAGTATACCATGTGCTGATGTAAACCTAGGCTCATTAGCATATGTAAGTGGTAATTGTAACAATACAATATCGTCTGAAGCTTCAACTCTCCAAGGAGTTTCTACTTTTACTGTTGTCCTTAATGTGTTTTCAACATCATCAAGCACAGGTACAGTTTGACTTTCAGTATGCATCATAATATATGATTCAGTACCTGGCATTTCTTTGTCAAACTTAATCGGTTCGCGCCATTCAAAACTAACACCGTCACCATTTGTTCTAATAATAAAGTCTGCTGGTGCTGGTACTATCCATCCTGTCATAGCAACTTTTCGTATTCCAGGACACTTAGCAACGTTAGCTTCTAGTCTTTCAACTTGCGGAGGGGGTTGATTTTTTGTAAAGTTTCTTGGTAATTTAGATGCTTGAAAAATAGGATAAACATCTGCAACTCCAGGATACAGACTATAGAACCGCAAGTGTGGCTTTTGCTTATTAAAAAACTTTTTAATCAAGCTCGTAATCATCTTTCCCGCCATATATGTTTTCTTTTAAGTACTCATAATGACTAGGTAGATTCTCTAGATGATCTAATACAAAATTTTTATACTGTTGATACATGCGATCAACTGCACCTATTTCCTCTTGTATATCTACTTCGAATCTACGACTAGATCCTCGTAAAACTAACTCAGGTGTAGCAGTCGCTCTAATGCCCATTCCCGCTGTAATAAAACAATTTCCTGTATATGTTTCATCGTACGCATGTCCGCCTACAATGTTACCAATCATAGCAACATACTGTGAATGTTTTTGCATTTCATCTGAATGCATAAGCGGATCATATTCATTTATTTCAGTACACCATCTCCAGTATGGAGTGTCTTCTCTCATAGAGAATGCATAGTGTTGTGATACAAAGTCTCTAAACTTTTTAACATCATATTCACAAGAAAAGTTAAAGCCTTCTCGTTCAGTTCTAGTTACATGGCCGTCTCTTGTGTTTAATATATCAACTAGTTTAATAATATTTTCGTGTGTAGTTAACAGTCCTGTTGATTCTAATGGCTCAACAAATCCGTAACTAAGTCCTACACCTACTACATTACCTTTCCATGCTCTATGTCTATAACCATGTTTAATTTTAACTTCAAACATTTCTGCTGCTTCAGCAATTTCTGGTGTATGTGCTTCTGCAAGATGTTTTCTAAACTCTACTTGAGCTTTTTCTGGTGTTGTAAACCTTGATGAGTAAACATAGCCTGTACCAATTCTATTCCATAAAGGAATGTTCCATACCCAACCATTACCAAGTGCATGGCAATCAGTTACGTTGTGCATTTGTTTTTCTCTATCAGTATAAGGTAATCTACATGCCCATGCTCTATCATTTGCTAAGTGTTTTTCAAAGTTCATAAAGTGTGAACCCATCCAACCTTCTAGCATAATAGATGCAAAACCTGTACAATCAATATACAAGTCACTGTTTAACTTAGTTCCGTCTGCACATAATACTTGTGTAACGTAACTGTTTGTATTGTCTTTCATATGGGAATGTACTTCGCCATACATATGTTTTACACCGTTAGGAATAGCAATTTTATCTTTTAAGTATTGACCAAATGCTGCTGCATCTAAATGATATGCAGTATCCCAATCAAAATTAAAGTTTCTTAAAACACCATCTTCGTTTTTAGTTTGCTTGTTTTGTTCAGCAAGTAATGTATTACCTGTACAAAAGAATCTTGCAAATTCTTCTGGAGTATATTGTTCAGGTTTTAGTGCTGCTAACTGTCTCCAGTTTTCCATGCCACCTGGCTTATCAGTATAATCGAATCCATCACTAAACGGATATTGAAATACTTCGCCTTTATTTTCTCTAAAGTTTGTAAATTGAATTGAGTTTTTATATGTTGCGTTACATGCTGGCATCCAATCTTCATCTTTAAGATCAAGCATTTGAAGATATCTATTAATATGTCCTAATGTACTTTCACCTACGCCAACTGTGCCAATTGTTTTAGATTCAATTAATGTAATATCTAAGTGTGGGCAACATTTAGAAAGTGCTGCTGCTGTCATCCAACCGGAAGAGCCGCCTCCAACAATTGTTACTGTTTTAATTTTCATATCTTTTCCTTTGGTGTATTTTATAATATACTACTATTATTTATCCTATGGTAGAGAGGGCAGAAATAAAAAAAGGCTCCGAAGAGCCTTTTAATATTTGGAGTATACTTACGTTTTTACTGGTTAATGCCTGGAACTGGATCGTTTGATTTATCAGTCCAACCGCTGTATCTTTTCCAAGCTGGTAAGTCCGAAGTGCTTGAATTACATGGCTTATTTTCGCTTGGTTCTGTAGTATTTCTTCTAACCATTGCTTCTTCTTCAGTGATTAGTTCTGGTGCTGCTGGTGCTGGAATCATTGATTTTACTGTAGAAATGTGTGATGCCCACGGTCCTGAAGCAGAAATACTTCCTGATTCTTGAACTTCGTGGAAAATCATATCTAACTGTTCACCAACTTCACCATAAGCAACTCTACGTGCTTCTGAATCTTGTGTGTATGGGCCGTCTCTTTCTACCCAAATCATTTGCTGTTGTTGTGGGGACCATTCTAATGTCCAATCTAAAGTGATCTCATCTGGAGCATCTACCCACTGGATTGATGCGTCAGGACCATTGTAGATTTCAAATTCTTCGCCGGGCTCTCTAATGTCTTGAACCCAACCTTGATATCCTATAAGTGCTTTTTTCATGGTTTAATATACTCCTATTGTCTTTTATTTATTACTTATATTCCTCAACGACTACAATACCTGGTCTTCCGTCTGAACCTCTATGTCCATGGAAATACCCGCCTGTACCACCTGTACCCGGCGCACTGTGTCCTTGATGATTGTGTGCAAAGTGTCCACCCTGTGGATGCCCTGACGGTGCTGCACCACCGAAATATGTTGATCCACCTGGACCAAACGAGTGGTGATGACAACCACCTCCACCTTGGTGAATATTTAAGTTTCCGCCATTACCGTTTCCACTTACACCACCTGAGTGTTGGTTTTGTCTGTTAGCCCCATGTCCACCGCCTGCTGACATATAAGGCCCAAAACTAGTTGTGTTACCATTACCACCAGCACCAGAGTAATAAGTACCTCCGCCACCACCGCCAATTGTAATACCAACTGAGCTGATTCCTGTTACATCCATTATTCTTTCTGAGTATCCACCAGCGCCGCCTGACTCTCCGTGACCACTTGCGCCACCGCCTCCGCCAACTAGTTTAACTCTAATGTATCTTACGCCACTTGGTCTGTTCCAAGTACCGTTACCTGTAAAAACTTGAATACCTGAGAAACCTTCGTTTCTATATTCTAATGCGTTACCTGAAGAGTTTGCAGAAAGAATAGTATTATTTCCTCCAACACTTGTAAGTCCTGTACCACCTCCACTTACTGGAACTGTACCTGTAACTACATTTGAACCTAAGTTAACTGCACCGTCTGCTAATTTGTTTGCATCAACAGCACCTGATGCAATGTCGTCTGCTGCAACTGCGCCTGCTGCTATCTTTGATCCTGTTAGAGTTGCATCAATAAATGCATCACCTGTGTACTGCTTTAGTGTTTGATAGTTAAATGCCATTTTAATAGAACTCCGTTACAATTATGATTCCCGGTCTACCGTCAGCACCTCTGTGTCCACTAAAGTATCCTGATGTTCCACCTGTTCCTGGTGAACTATGTCCTTGGTGGTTATGTGCAAAGTGTCCACCTTGTGGGTGTCCTGATGGACCTGGTCCACCAAAGAAACTAGCACCACCCATTCCTGCTGAACGTTGTTCGTGACTTCCGCCTGCACCACAATAGATGTTTAGGTTACCACCTGATCCAACACCAGGTAATCCGCCATTATGTTGATTATGTCTATTAGCACCGTGTCCGCCACCAGCTGATAAGTATGGACCAAAACTTGATCCACTTCCGTTACCGGCAGCACCAGAGTAGTATGTACCACCACCTCCACCGCCAACATTACAGCTCACTGAGCTAATACTTGTTACGTCAAGTACTCTTTCTGAATATCCACCTGCTGCTCCTGATTCACCATGTCCTGAACCACCGCCGCCTCCGGCTTGTACTTGTACTAAAATATATCGTACGCCACTTGGTTTGTTCCAAGTACCTGTACTTGTATAAACACTCATACCTCTAATACCTGTTGGTGTAAAGGTTAAGTTGTTATTACTTGAATTCATTGTTAGTGCTTGGTATGCTCCACCAACACTAGTTTGTCCTGTACCACCTTTATTAAATGCCGCTGTACCAGAAACTACACTACCGCCTAAGTTAACAGCACCAGCTGCCATCTTATCACTAGTAATAGCACCGTTCGCTAATTTTGCATTTGTAACTGAATCTGTGCCTAAATCTGCACCAGTAACTGTAGCACCATCTAAGGAGGTATTTGTTAAATTTTTCAGTGTTTGATAATTAAATGCCATTCTCTCTCATACTCCTTAATAGTAGTTAGTCACAATAATCATGCCAGGTCTACCATCTGAACCCCTATGTCCATGGAAGTGAGCTCCTGCTCCGCCTGAACCTTGTGTACAATGATTTTGATGATTGTGTGCAAAGTGTCCACCTTGTGGGTGATTACCTGGAGCACCTCCACCAAAGTATGTGTTTGCTGTACTCTGAGCACTATAAGCGTGGTGACTAAATCCGCCACCTGTATGTATATTCAAGTTACCACCTGATCCATTTCCGCTAACTCCACCACTGTGTTGGTTTTGTCTGTTTGCTCCGTGTCCACCACTTGCACTTACATATGGACCAAAACTAGAACCATTACCATTACCACCAGCACCGGAGTAGTATGTACCACCACCTCCACCACCAATGCTAACTGAAACTGAACTAATTCCTGTTACATCAATAAATTTTTCTGCATATCCGCCAGCAGCACCACCTTCTCCGTGGCCGCTTCCGCCACCACCAGCACCTTGTACTTGTACTCTAATGTATCGTACACCACTTGGTCTACTCCATGTACTATTACCTGTATAAACATTCATACTTGCAATACCATGTTGATCAGTAGTTAGTGCTGAGCCTGTGCTTCTTACAGCTCTATATGCTCCGCTACCACTGTTAATACCTAGACCACCTTGTGCAACTGATAATGCACCTGTTGCTTTAGCACTTCCAAGATCAACAGCACCTGTTGCCATTTCGTCAGACCCAACGGCTCCGGTAGCAATGTTTGTTCCTGTTACAGTTGTATTCGCTAAGTCTGCCTGAGCTAGACTACCGTCCACAATTGCAGCCCCTGTAACTTTTTTCAAACTTTGATAATCAAATGCCATTTTCTTCTATGCTCCTGTTAAATTGATGCTACTAACCAACCACTTGCTTCGTCAGTGTACTCTAGTGTAAATGATGCACCATTAGTACTTACAGTCATATTGTCGCTTGTACGCATAATTTTTTTACCGTTGGCTCCAACTGTTAAGTTATTACTACCAAATGTTCCTGAGTAATCTTGAAACTTAACTGTATCACCTTCGACTGGAGAACCCGGTAATGTTACCGTAACTGGTCCGCCTGCACTGTTAACAATATAGAATGTATTTGACATAGCTGCTGTTGCAGATGTAATTACTACTCTCGGTAATTCTCCAACTACGTGCCATTGTACCGCGTTATGGTTATAAATTTCTAAAATATTTTTAGAAGTATTATAATATAAAGCACCAGAGTTAGCACTAGGAGGGCGTTGAGCAGTAGTGCCAGATGCAATAACTGGCTGATCGTTAAGTCCTTGTCCTACTATTCTTCCCATGTTTATCTCTCCTTATGCTGTTGAAGTTTCAATACCTAAGCACACAGCTGATACGTTAATTGCGTTTGATCTTACAACAACGACCTTAGATGCGTCAAGCACTATACCTGTTCTTTCTAGTACACCGTTTGCAGAAATTTGAGAATCATATTCAATATAATCTGCGTCTGCTGGTGTTCCAGATGAACTAACTGCTATCCTTACTGTTGCAGCACTTGAAGACCTATTACAGATATTTACCGTTACTACGCTAAAGTGATCTGCAGGTACTGTGTATAGGGTAGTATCAGTAGCCGCTGCAAGGTCTGCTGTCCCTAAAATTCCTGTTGCCATTTTCTTTTTCTCCGTTTATATATTTCTAGTTTAAGAAGTACGACCAAGCAATTGGTAGTCCTCTAACTCCACCTTTGAAATTCATGTTAGCATTAACTTGAATTGGCGCTTGTGTAGTTGTAGTTATTTGTGTTCCAGCAATATAAATTGCACCTGCTGTAACACTATTTACGTTAAGTGATGCACCACCGCCACCAATTTGTGAACTGATGTAAGCCTTAATAGCTCTTTGTGTTGGTACAACACTATCACTATCTGCTGTGAAGAATGGGTCTGTACTAAATTCTTCAATTGAAGCAGATCCTCCACCTAGCGTAACTTCACCAAGTGTAAGTTCTTGTAGTCCTGCAATGTTAAATGCATCAGCATTCAATGTTGCAACACCAGTTGACTGTTCAACACTAAACAATCCACCAACTCTAAAGTTACCATCTTGGTCAGTTGCTGTGTAGAATACTCTACCACCAGCACGTTCCCTAGTTTCGTTAGCTTGTATTGGATCTTGTGTTGGAAGTCCTGGATAGTTGGTTTCAGTAAAGTTACCTGTACCAATATCTAGGAAGTCGTGTCCTGTTAAACGTACCTGCGAGTACTTAATTCTAGTTGTTACACTAGTACCGTGTGCAGGAACATTAATAACTTTCATGTCCGGTGATATTTGTAAGAAACATGTGTACGCACCTGGGTTTGTACCAAGTTGTGTTACAATGTTAACAAGTTTAAATGTTTCATTTGGTAAATGTCCAAACACAACATTTGATCCTGTTACCGGAATATCTGTAAGTTGTCTAACAGCAATGAACGTACCGCTTTGGAAGAAGTCAGCAAATCCATCACCACCTACTAAGTCAGCGGAAGCTGAAACATATCCAGTTCCTCTGCTAATAAATGTTGGGTTAGCTAACACACCATTACCAATTCTAACTACAAATGGTACAGCGTAAATTTCACTTGGGTCAGTAATTGTTAGTGTTGGAACACTATCGTATCCTGATCCAGGCTCTAATATTCTAACTGAAAAGATCTTGTTCTGTGCAACAAATGTTCTTGCTCTAGCAGTAACACCTAGTCTTGATCTTGAAGCAATTGCTCCTGATACAACTGGTATTGTTACCCAGTAACCTTTTCTATCTGATACACCAAATCCACATGCTTGGTAACCTTCACCTACTTGGTCTCCAGTTACACCTTCTAGTGATTTCCATGTCCAGTTAAATCCGTCTTGCGATGTAGCAACATCGTTAAAGCCGTCTAGTCCATCAATATATGCTGTAGCAACAAACTGCCCTTGTCCGTATTCAACTCTTTGCAATCCTGAAACTGCTGTTGAGTCTGGAGCACCCATTGGCATCGCTACCCATGTTGCGCCATCTAACGACATAGCACCTGTGTTTGTATCACTTGCAACTGCAACAAAGTGTCCGTTACCCCATGAAACATCTGTCCAAGCACTACTTGCTGGAAGTGTTGATGCTGTCCAAGTTACAGCGTCAGTTGAATATTCAACTGTATTTGAACTTGGTTTAATTGCTACAAACAATCCTTTACCGTATACAATTCTTGTATGTCCAGTGTTGTTAAGTGTTCCTGTAATATCCCACTCAACACCATCTAATGAAATAGCAACTGTAGCTGATCCTGCTTGTACTGCAACAAACTTGCCTTCGCCATATGTAACATCAGTCCATGTTCCACTTGATGGCATAGTAGCAGTTGACCATGTAACACCGTCATCGGAGTATGCTGCTGTTGCACTACCTGTTGCTACTGCAACAAATCTACTTTGCAATGCTACAGTTGATCCATCGTCGATCATTCCGTGTGCTATTGATGTCCAGTTAGCATTTGGCATAACGTTTGCTGTCCAAGTTTTACCATCGGTACTGTAAGCACCTGCTGCTGCACTTGATTTAACAGCTACCCATACACCTTCTTGAGCTTGTCCTGCTGTTTCAATTTCTAAAATTACACCGTTAGCATCTACTGACACAACTGTTACTGTAATATCGTTTGTGGTTGCTGCGCCGCCTACATTGTTACCAGCAATAGTAAATGTATCGTAACGTGTATATTTTGTTCCGCCACTTACAATTGTTGTAATGTATTTTCCACCGTTTTTAACAACTTGGAAACTA